ATGAAGCGCAGCGAGATAAAACGCCGCCCTTTAGCGGACACCGTGCTAGCCACTCTGGAGCCAGAAGCCAAGGAATACCGGGAGCTGGACGGCAACGCTCTGTATCTGCGAGTGCGCCCAGACGGTAACAAGTCTTGGCAATTGCGCTACAAGAAGCCAGACGGCAAGTGGTCATGGCTTGGCTTGGGCGGCTATGGCACGGGCGACCACCGGCTATCCGGCTCACAGGCCCGACAGAAAGCGGCTGTGCTTAGAGAGGACGCCGCCAAGGGTGGAGACCTCCTTGCCACCAAGCGAGCCAGAAAGACCGCAGAGGCTGAAGCCTCTAGCCAGACCTTCGAAGCGCTAGCGCGGGAATGGTACGCTTCCAAGCGCTTGAGCTGGACAGCCGGAACCGCCGTGCGAATGATTGGCGCGCTCGAACTCCACGTCTTCCCGGTATTCGGTAAGCGTACCTATCGTGAGATCCTGCCAATGGAGTGGATGGAGTTCCTGCGCTCCATGGAACAGAAGGGCATCATTGAACAGACCAGCCGCGTACGCGGCATGTGCCGGGAGATTTATGACCTGGCCCGAGTAACAGGCCGAGCCACTCACAACCCGCTGGAGGGACTGCATAAATTCCTGCTGACCAAGCCTGCCGAGAACTATGCTCATGTATCTCTTAATGAGCTTCCGGCTCTCTTGCGCGCAATCAGGGCATACGGCACCGCTGACGTGCGGATCGGCCTGCACTTGCTTTCCATGCTCGCCTGTCGACCGTCTGAACTGCGCGAAGCGCGATGGTCGGAGTTCGATCTAAATAAAGCTCTGTGGTCGATCCCGGCCGAGCGCATGAAACGCCGACGCGAACATTTAGTGCCGCTGCCAATTCAAGCAGTCGAGCTACTGCGAAATCTGCACGTGCTCACTGGTGCCTACCCGATGTTGTTCCCTGGTCGGAGCGACACCACCAAGCCCCGAAGCAACACCGTTTTTCTGATGGCTCTACGTCGTCTGGGCTATGAAGGCCGCCAGACCGGGCACGGTTTCCGCCACATCGCCTCGACAATTTTGAACGAGCACGGGTTTGACGAAAACCATATTGAGGCGCAGCTATCGCACATCAAGCAAGGCATAGCGGGTGTTTACAACAAAGCCCAGTATCTGGCCCAGCGCGCCACCATGATGCAATGGTATGCCGACCATCTAGATACCTTGGCCAAGGGTAATGTCGTATCGATCAAGCGGGCCTAATGCGGTCCTTCCATGCACGCATAGACAGATATAGAATATGATCCATCACTGTCCAAATACACAGTAGCTGGCTAGCAATGTGCTCCACGCGCCCAGCTCAAGACCAGAGCTTGCCGAATTGATGGATAGAATCTACAAGCTGCTGCCTTGGCTCAACTCTTCCCAAGCTGTGGACTGGCTTTGCCGCCTTACCGGCACACAAATGACCGAGGAGTTACTCATATGCTTATGTGGGGCCGGCCATGCGCGCGTATATATCGACGTTGGCGGCGCGTGCATTGGTGTAGACGATGAAGACTGGAGCTCCGAGGTAGTAGCAAGTGGAAAACAGATGGTGGTCGATCCATCCGCGCTGGCTAAGCCAGACGCTGATCACTCGCACATGGTGTTACGCGGTGAAGTACTCAATCTGAGCGACGAAAATAAATCTCATCGAAAGAATGTTGATTGGTTTCCAAATAGGCTCAATTCAATTTTCCTTTGCTTCAAACAAGCCGACATTCTTGCACTTGCGGACAAGGTAAATGCGGACGAAACCGCGCAAAAGGCAGACCTGATTGCTCAAGGCGAACGCTATCGTAAAGACCGAGAGCTGGCGCTACATGAGCTTCACGAAGCGCAAGAAGAGATAGCCAGCCTACAGCATAAGCTTGATCTCGCCCTCACCAACTCTCCCGAAATAGACCTCAACTCAACAGCAAAAAAATCACATTTGCTGGCGATTGGAGGGCTGTTGCGCCTGATCAAAGATAATACCCGGCCCCGCTACAACCAAGCAGGAGCAGTAAGCGCGATCTCTGCAATGGGATGGGCTGGCGCAAGCAACTCGAACCTAAACCATATTTTCGCAGAGGCCAATTCCGCTGCGAAAGACGCCGATAGTGAACTTGAGGCTAAGCTTGAAGCCTTGGGCATGGCAGTAAAACAATCCGCCGAGGCCTGAAAGCCTTGCAGTTGCAAATATCAAAATTGCAGTTGCAATGACCTTCCTCCTGGATAATCTCAATCTGACTCCCGTCATCTACATTGATAACGGGAGCACGCTATGCACCATATCCACACGCCGCACCTTGGTTCCACGCCGCCGACGCAGAGTTTCGACCCGGCAATCACCCTAATCCGCATGCCGGACCTCGAAGCCATCACCGGCCTCGCCCGACCCACCGTATACAAACGCCTGAAGGACGACCCGACCTTCCCCCGCCCTGTGCCGCTGAGCAACAGCAAGTCACGCGGTTCGCCGGTTGGCTTTGTGCTGGCCGAGGTCCATGCCTGGGTTCGTAAGCGCATTGCATTGCGAGGGGAGGCGGCATAAATGACCGACCAAAAAAAAGGCCAACCCAATAAGGCCAGCCCAGAAAAAACTCACGTAGAGAATACCAGCGGAACCGCACAACGCGCTCGCCTTTTGGAGCGCCTGCAAGCTGGCCCGATTGATACCTTCACCGCCATCCGCGAACTAAATATCGTCCGCCCTGGTGCGCGCATCAATGAACTGCGCGGCCTGGGCCACAAGATCCTGACCCACCGCCTCACCCTGACCGACGATCAAGGGCGAACTCACCAGGGCATGGCGCTCTACTACCTCAGCACTAACCCGCCGGCGCAGGTGACAGCATGAATGCAATCACGCTGACCCACACCGGGAACGAACCGCGCGTGGATAGCCGCCAGCTCGCGAAGCAACTGGGAACCAAGCACAAAAACCCAATGGCGCTGATTGAGCGCTACCTGGCGAAGTTTGAAGAGTTCGGGGTTGTTCCGTTTCAAACGGAGAAACCCTTGGCCGGAACTGCTGGTGGTAGGCCAGAGCGCTTCGCCTTGCTCAATGAGGATCAAGCGTTCTTCCTGCTGTCGCTGTCCCGCAATACCGACCGCGTTGTGGAGCTGAAAGCGAGCCTCATCATGGCGTTCCGCGAGGCTCGTTATGGGCACGCCTGCCAGACGCTGGAGGCCCGAAAAAAGGAAGCTAGCAGCAATGGTCGCCGGCTGGCGCACTGGCGCTACGACAAGCCGGGCGTGTACGCGCACGTCGCCCATCTGAGGGAGCAACTGAGGCTGCCACTCGATTCGGAGGACTTCCGCCCATGACAGCTATGCTCATGATCAGTGACAAACGGTCGATAACTTTTGTTGCAAGCAGTCGTGCTCGTCGGTATGGTTTGCCCGTCGCTGCAAATTCAGCGATCGGGCTTGGCCGCTCGAGGAACGTTAGGCGCAATAGCGCCCCCATTACGATTGCTGGCGCTTTTTTTGTGCCCGCAGTTACGTGTTATGGCGGGTTGCGTGGGGACACCTTCGGGTGTGCCGGGTTCCTAACGTCCCGGTCGGCCAACCCCGCGCAACCTGCCACCCTAATTCGCTTGGCCGCGAACGGTGGCAGTTCCTCAACGTTAGGAGCTACACCGATGCCTACCCTAAGTCCGTCCGCGATTCGCGCCCTTGCTCACCGCCGCATGGCTCTGAGCGCCCTCCGCGCAAACTCATCACTCTCCGTTCGCCTCGCCCGTTACAACTCCCACATGGCCATCGCTCGTACCCTGGAGTCTGCCGGCGGTGCGCAATGAATACTCCCGCCCGCACCATCCAAGAAATCGCCCACGACACGCTTGAGGATCTCGAAAGCGCCCAGATCGCCCTGCGCAAAGTTGAGGCCGTTCTCTATGCCGCATTGGCAGACAGGGGTACGAGTCAGCACGTCCGCAACCTGGTAGATGTCGCGTGGAACCTAGCAGCTGACGGCGCAAACACCGCCGATTGCAACCGCGAGGCAATCTCCGCCGCTCTGTCCGGGTGCGCTGGCCTGGGCGCCGGTGGTGACCTATGAGCCGCTCCTACAAGGAAATAGCCGAGACCGGCGTGCAGGATCTGTATGAAGTGACCAGCGCGTTCGAAAGCGTGCGCGCAATCTTCACGCTGATGCTTGAGACCTTCCCCGAAGACAGCACGCCTCACGCCTTCGCGCAGCTGGGCACTATCGAGATGACCCACTGGAACACCAAGGTTTACCAGTGGTGTGAGTGCATGGAAAACGAGCTGGATGATGCGAACGGCGAGGCGCAGAAGGCAGCGCCATTGCCGCACTACCTGTTGGACCAGCGCAGTAACGAGGTGGCCGAGGCGATTTCTGCCGAGCGTACACACGCTACCCGGTGGTGGACGCACTTGAACGAGATGCGGCGCCGCAAGGAACTGCCTGACTGGGTGGCTGCGGGCGTCGGCACGCACGATGAACACGATCTGATGCTGGAAAGCCGGAAGGCCGTCAATCAAGCCCTATTCGGATCGGACGACCTGGGCGGCGCTCAGCAATACCGCGAGGTCGCCCTATGAGCCAACACATGCGTTCACATTCGATCCTTTTTATCAGCCCCACATTTTGTCCACCGCGTACTCACGCGAACCGCCGACGCACTGACCTAAGAGGTTAAGCATGAAAATTCAAAACGGCGCATCTGCGTCGACGGGATCGGCTTGCCTAAAAAAAGCCACCGAACTGTTTTACATCACTCACCCGAAGGTGCCCAAGGCATTGCTGGGGCCGTTCTTGACCGAGGCTGACGCTGAGTGTGGGCGTGTTGTTATGCGTAGTGCTGACGCTCAAGTGACGGCCTGCCTGGTTGACGGGATCGACGACATCACCCACTGGCACGGTGTGAACAACGGTCAAGTTTGCCGGGCCTTTGCTGGCGCTGATCGCCGGGTGGTCACCCATGGGTAACGTGACCCCAATCAAGCGCAAGGGCAGCAGCGTGCCGCCCACCACTGGCGCCCACATCGACAGCACCAGCTATGCCCTGCTGGTGGAAACCCTGATCGGCTTCCTGGAGCTGCGCATCTCGGAAGGCGACCAAGGCCGCCACTGCGATGAGTTGGAACGCCTGACTCAGAAACTGGAGAACTTGGCCAAGCGGTTTACCCCGCCGAAGGGAGCCGCATGACAGACGCAACGATCCAATTCCGTGATGCGCTCCAGGCCGTCTATGGTCCTCTCGACTGGCTACCAGAGCCCGACGGTGCAATCCACCGATTCCGTGTGCCGGAGGATAAGCCCGGCTCGCTCAACGGCTGGTATGTGCTGTACCTGGACGGCATTGCATCCGGTGCGTTCGGCAGTTGGAAAGCCGGTGGCGCCAGCACCTGGTGTAGTCGCGAACCGGTGGACGCCCGAGAAGCGGCCCAAATACGCGAGCGGGTCGACCAGGCCCGGCGTCAGCGCGAAGCCGAGCAACACCGGCGCCAGCAGCAGGCCGCCGAGAAGGCTAACCACTGGTGGCGCAACGCGCGCCGCGCCTCACCCGACCACCCGTATCTGGTAGCTAAGGCAGTTCGCTCCTACGGTTTGCGCCAGCGCGGCACTGACCTGCTGATCCCGCTGTACCTGGATAGGTGCTTGGTCAACCTGCAACGAATTGCTCCCGACGGCGACAAGCGCTTCCTTTTCGGCGGGCGGATCAAGGGCACCTATTCGCCGCTAGGCATCATCGAGCCAGGTTCTGTGCTTTGCATCTGCGAAGGGTGGGCGACGGCCGCCAGCCTTCACCAGCACGGCGGCTATGTCGTTGCCGCTGCCATGAACGCGGGCAACCTGATCCCGGCGGCGATGAACCTACGCGCTCGCTACCCGGGCCAGCCAATCGTCATCGCCGGCGATGACGACCGGCTCACCGATGGCAACCCGGGGCGCGCAGCGGCAAACGCAGCGGCGGCGGCGGTGGGTGGCCAAGTGGCTTTCCCTGAGTGGCCGGAAGGCGCTCCCGATGACCTCACCGACTTCAACGACCTCGCCAACTGGAAACTCGCCCATGTCCAAGCCTGACACCAACGTGATCAATCTTCGGCCGGACGCCGCGACCATTGCGCCAGATCGCCCCTGCTGGGCGGTGTATGAGCATTGGGTGATCAATGAGAAGGGCCGCAAGCTGCGCCCGGGCGTTTACTGGCATAGCTTCAAGCGCGCCGCCGCTGACCTGGACGACGCCGAGGACGATACCGGCGGCCGGCCTATCACCGATGAGTGGATCTCCAGCCCCGTCACAGTCGTCGCCCGCACCACCAACAGCGACGATGGCAGCGAAGGCCGGTTGCTGCGCCTGGTCACCGAGGGCGGCATCAAGGAATGGATCATCGCCATGGAGGTGTTCGGCGGCAGCGGCGAGGACGCCCGGCGCGCCTTGTTCGGGATGGGCGTCATTATCGCCCTCAAGAAACGCGGCACGTTCATGGAGTACTTGCTCGACCAGCATCCTGCAGAAGTGTTTGCCACGACCAGCCGGCCCGGCTGGCATGAGTCGGGCGCTTTCGTGCTGCCTGGGCGAACCATCGGCAGCACCAATGTGCGGTACCAGGCCAGCAACAAGGCCCAGGTACTTTTCAGCCGGCGCGGCGAGCTGGCGCTGTGGCAATCGGAGGTAGCCGCCAAGTGCGCAGGCAACCCAGTGCTGACACTCGCGATCGGCTGCTCGCTGGCCGGCCCACTGCTGAGTTTGGTCGGCGTGCTAGGTGGCGGTGTTCACCTGGTGGGCGATAGCTCGAGCGGTAAGTCGCTGGCGCAACTGATCGGGTCGTCGGTATGGGGCGACCCGGGCGTGTTCGCCGCCAGTTGGGACATGACCAAGGGTGGCCTGGAGATCGAAGCATCGAGCCGCAACGACACCATCCTGCCCTTGGATGAGATCAAGCGCGCCGACCCCAAGCGCGTACAGGAAATGGCCTACTCCCTTGCCAACGGCCAGGGTAAAGGCACCATGACCCGTGAGCGCGAAGGCCGCGCCAAATTGAGCTGGCGCCTGCTGACACTCTCTAGCGGCGAGCGCTCACTCTCTGAACACGCGGCCATATCAGGCAATGCCGCCCACGCTGGCGCCGAGTTGCGCATGGTCGACGTGAACGCCGGTACTCGGACACACCGGGCGTTTGACGAATTGCATGGGCTTGAGGGAGCGGACTTTCACCGGCAGCTCACCGTGGCGGTCGGCGCCCACCACGGCCACCTCGGGCCAGCCTTTGTCGAGAAGCTGCTCGAGAGCGACGACCGGGCCGGCCTGCTGGAAGACTTCGCCGGGGTACGCGCCAGCTTTGTGGAAGACAACGCCCAGGCCGGCCGGGTGGCTGATCGGTTTGCTGTCATCGCGCTTGCCGGCGAGATGGCCATCGCCTACGGCCTGCTGCCATGGGTGCCAGGTACCGCCCTAGCTGACTGCCGCTTGCTGTATGGCGAATGGCTCAGCAGGGTGGGTAGCGGCAACGCAGAAGACCGACAGATCCTGGCTGGCATCCTGGACTTTATCGACCGCCACGGTAGCAGCCGCTTTTCAGATGTCGACGATCAAACGCCTGACACCAAGGTGTTCAACCGGGCCGGTTACTGGGAGCTGGTGGGCACCAATCGCCTGTACCTGTTCAACAAGCCGGCGCTCATCGAGGCGGCGCACGGCTATGGCCTGTCTCGCATCATCAAGGCTCTGGAGAGCGCTAACGTCCTAGCACGCCGTGACAACGAGCGTAAAACCAAAAACTACCGACTCCCTGGTGGTGGCCAGGCGCGTCTCTATGTGATCGACCCAGACATCATGGATCGTGAAGGCGGTGGCGCATGAACGTCACTCAAAGACCAGCAATCCAGATTGCCCAAGTTCACAGGAACCTAGAATCACTGGCAACAGTGGCAACACCGGCAACGGGCTTGTGTGGCGTGGCCTACAGCCGTTGCCACCCTATAAAAAAAGTGGCAACAACTGGCAACGCACACCTCATTTTCAACATAAGAGACCCACATTTTCCCTTCATTTGGTTATCACTGTTGCCGGTAAAAAACCGGTGGCAACAGTTTGGCAGCATGGGCAACGCCTGGAGGCCACGGTTTACGGGGCTGTTGCCATTGTTGCCGTTGTTGCCGGTGTTTTTGAAATCACAGGAACACTGGAATACCAGCGATCAGACCGAGGTGACGCCATGAGTCTCCTTTCCGGCCTGCTCGATCACATGCCGCCAGCTATCGCTGGGGTCGACTCGCCAAAAGTGGATAACCGGCCTCGTCCGCGCCTGGTGCTGGCCAACCCTGTCGAGCGCACTCACCGACTCATCACAAGCCCACACGCAAATGCCGCCACCGCCACGCCCGAATGGCGTCAAGCCCGTGACCAATACCTCAACCACATCATGGTGTGCCGGAGCTGCTACGCGCCCACCGGCCGCTATTGCACGGCTGGCGCCCACCTGCGCTCCAGCTATGACAACACGCCCATGGAGGCACACCAATGACAGCAAGCCTTATCACTCGTCTCTGCAACGTCGCCATGAAGCCAGGTACCAGCATGAGTACCAGCTTGATCACCACCCGGCGTATCTGCCGCATTTTCGGCCAGCGGCTTGATTCGATCCGGGCTGAGCGGCGGGCCATCTGCCGAGAGGCTGGCAAATTGCGCCATTACCTGCCATTCACTGCCGCCAAGATTTACGAGATCCAGCAGCGCGCAAATGAACACCGCCATACCGAATGGGAAGACGTGCGCACGGTGCTCTCCGCATTCGGACGTTCGCTGGTGCTCGACACCGAGGGGCTGGCCAACGACCTTGGCTTCGATCGTCTATGCGATCTACTGGCGGTCAACACTGTGGAACGAGAGACGGCACGTAAGGACGGCTTGGCCGACCTAGCTGACCTGGTGTTTGCCTATGCGCTCGAGGAAAGCGCTGCCCGTCGAGGCCAAGCATGCAACGACGGTCCCCTGTTCAACGCCTGCCAACTCGCAACCGCGAACTTCATCAAGGAATGCCCTGCGCACCTGTTGCCCGACCCATTTGCCCCTGGCGCACCGTTCGGCCCAAAGCTGCCGCCCGTCCTGAGCATCGTCAGCAAATGACCATTTTCCGCGCCACGTTTTGCGAGTCACGAAAACGTGGCGCGACACAGAGCAACAACAACGGGCGCCAGCCCATGACAGCGCCAGCGGCGTACAGAGGAAACCATGACAGATCAAGACACCACCACGGCGGGCCATACGCCCACCTATCAGGAGCGATTCACCGACGCATGCAACACGCAGAAATTCAAACCCTACGAACTGATTCAGGGGCCAAACGCAGGCTACTTGGTGTGGGAGGTCCAGCACGTCCGCAATGGCCAGCAAGTGACCATCGATGGCCCCTATTTCACCGAGGAAGAGGCCCGGGTTTCGGCGGACCTGATGCGGGGAACATTCCGCGGCGCCAGGGCAAGCGAATCGATCTACAACCGGGTGTTGAACTACGACCCGCGCCAGGAACAACTGACCATCGACCAGGCGCATATGTCGCGCGCAGTGCTCGCCATTCGCCTTGGGCTATCTGCCCCGTCGATCACCGTATAGGAGGCCCTATGGTCGCTACAGCATTCGATAACTCCCCTATGACCACCATCAAACTTTACGGGCAGCTCCGGCAGTTCGGTAGGTCCTACGACCTTGCTGTGCGGACGCCAGCGGAAGCCTTGAAAGCGCTGTGCGTGCAGATTCCCGGCCTTGAGCGATTCATCTCAAACGCCAGGACGCGCGGACTTGTGTTCGCCGTTTTCCGAGGAAAGAAAAACATCGGAGAGAGTGAGCTCAACTATCAAGGCGATGGCGAAATCATTATCGCACCCGTGATCGTCGGCAGTAAGCGGGCCGGGATCTTGCAAACGATCATAGGGGCTGTACTGATCGTTATGAGCCCTTTCACAAATGGTGCAACTCTTGCGCCGGGTATCGCCTTGGCCGCCGGCGGCGTAATTCAGATGTTGAGCCCGCAAGCCCAGGGATTGAAGTCTAGCGCCGCGCCCGAGAACACTCCTGGTTATGCTTTTGGTAGTGCGAAAAACACCGTGGCGTCGGGCTTGCCCGTGCCTCTTTGCATCGGCCGTCGCCGCTGGGGTGGCGCGATCATCAGCGCCGCCATCTATGCAGAGGACCGGGTATGACCGCGATCGAGTACACCCCAAAAACAACCATCCTACTCAGCGGCTCTTTGGCCAAAAAGTACGGAAGGAGACACACCTATGCACTTTCCGCTCATGGCGATACGAGGGAGGCATTGAGAGCAATCGATGTAAATCACCCTGGGTTCTTGGGCGACATCGCCCGAGCGCGCTCTATCGGCCTGGAGTTCGCAATTTTCCGCAACAGGAAGAACGTAGGCGAATCCGAGCTGACACTCGGCGGAGCCAGGGAGGTACGGGTCGTCCCCGTGATCACCGGTAGCAAGCGTGCAGGGATACTTCAGACCATCATCGGAATTGTGTTGATCGTGGCCAGTCCGTTTACCAACGGCGCTACGCTTGCCCCAGGGATTGCTCTCGCTGCTGGAGGTGTTATCCAAATGCTCAGCCCCCAGGCCGGCGGCCTCAAGACCAGTGCCGCACCAGAGAACACTCCCGGGTACGCCTTCGGCGGCGCCAAGAACACCACGGCAAGTGGCAACCCGGTGCCGCTCTGTTACGGCAAACGGCGGGTAGGCGGAGCGATCATCAGTGCTGCCATTTACGCCGAAGACCAGATGTAGGGGTGCTGGTGTAAAGTTATCCATCAAACCCGGAGGAAGAAATATGCACAGGATTTTGCTCGCCACCGTCACCTTCGCACTACTGGCTGGATGTTCAAGCACACCAGTAGCGCCTGGCTCTGCAAAGCGGGTGCCTGCCGACAGGGTCTACGCCTATCAGTCAGACGTTCCTGGTGGTGCGACACTGGCAGTTAGTCGAGACAATGGTTTTTGGGCGTCTGGCGGCTGCTTGGCCACCGTGCTCATCGACGGAAAAAAGGTCGCCCGCATCGACACCGGCGAAATTGTGAAATTCAAGGTCAAGCCAGGTCGGCATATCGTTGGCATCGCCGGCGATGACGAAAGCAACGGCCTCTGTGCAATGCAGATCGGTCAGCCCGTGAAGGAAACGGCGGCCGAGGTCAGCTCAGGAGAAACCCAGAAATTCAGGATTTCGGGTACTCAGAATGGAACGGACATACGCCCAAGTTCCATTTAGCTGACTGGTTGAAACAGACGATATGGTCTCACTCAGACCATATTGTCTCTCTCGCATAAAGCCTTGCTCTGCCGATAGTAACAACTCAGTAGCCAGCTCATTTGATTACCACCAATCAGATGCATCTCCATCGCATAGTTACCCATCTATACCAGACACTAAAATTTGCGAGGTAACCTTAGCCTCAACAATTTAAGGGTGACGGTTTGAACCGAAGATATCGACGAAAAGCAGTCATTCCAAAACAGCGACGATACGGGCGCGAATCGTCACTATGATGTCTTCAAATTTTGACGGAGACAGCTCAAGCACTTCCAAGGCTTTGACGGCATCGCCCTCCTTTTCCAACAGCCATATTGCATGGTCAGCATAGAACGCCCCATTTTTGCTGCCGGCGGCGATCTTTTCCTCACGTAGGGTTGCCGCTTCGCCATCGAGACCAGCCGCTTCTAGGGCGGTAGCGTAGATAGCTTCGCTGATGTCGTTGGCGATACCCCGTTGCCGGGCTTGGTCCAGCACCGCCCTTGCGGCCCTAGGATCAGCTCTTTTGTCCAACAGCCATAGGGCTTGGTCGCAGTAAAACGCTACATCGCTACTGCCATTGTCAATCTTACTTTCTCGCAGATTTGAGGCCTCGTTGTCGCGGTCGACTTTTTCCAGAGCATTTGCCTGGATAGCTACAACATAGTCGTTTCTCGCTCTCTCTGGAGCGTCTGCCACCTCAGTCAGAAATGCCTTGATTACCTCTGTATCTCCACTGGCGATGGCTGCATGACCATAGTTAGACCAGTACCGGGAAAAGCCAGGGTCTACTAAGGTTGCTTGTCTGAAAAGTTCCAGCGCCTCCCTGTCCTTGGGGCCGAAAAGTCGTCTTCGACACTCACCCAGAAAACGCATGCCCTGATGGTCTTTCGGGCTAATCTTAAGCAAATACTCTAGGACGATGCGGACCTTGTTGTCCTGCCTCTGAGCGATCAAGCTTTCTTCCATCCGCCATAACGTTCGCACGGTCTCTTCTGGGCGGCGGCCAAGCAGGTCGGAAGCTATTTCCGCTACCCGTTCCCCCTGACCGCCTTGCTCTAGGTGATAAAGCGCTTCCAAGGCGCGGCGGATGTTGGCCTCCATCAACGCCTTTTGGCCCTGCAACTCATCCAGCCAAAATCCAGCTATGGCTTGGTGCATTTTCTGAGCGTGGGTTTTGTCGGGCGACAGCTTACGCGCCTGCTCTGCCGCCAAGTCGTGGAGGTAGAGCCAGTCGATATTTTCCGTGAGTAACCGACGTCGGATCAGCGCGGCTCCTGCATCTTGGGCGGCTAAGATCTGCTCCAACTGAGGCAAGTGGCTGTAGTGCACACCGTCGCGGTATAGGGAACAGGCGAACAAAAGACTTTGCTCTCGTTTCGTCAGGACGTTTTCGTAGAGGTCGCGAAATAGTTTTTCGTATAGCTCTTGGGCGTAGTCATCTGGGTATTGCCGCAGAATATCGTATGGCGAGATGAGTTTTTCAGCAGCAAGGCGTACCAGCAAGGCGAAGCCATAAGCGTGAGCGCCACGCCCGTGACCACCTCCCAAGCGGGAAAACAGGTAGTTGCGTTGTTCGCCGCTCAGCACCCATCCCGCAGTTATTCCGGGTGGATGGGAAAGATACTGTGCCAGTACCTGCTTAGGCAGTCCCGTGACCTCGTAACTGCTCAACCCGATCTCGGGCTGTTCTCGGGTTTCCAGAACGATGGAGCATTCTGGGTAAGCACGGGATAAGCCTTCCAGAAGTCTGGCAAAACCCACATCCCGCCAGAGCCCGTTGCGTAACCAAAGATGGGCACGTTGGACATGGAGGAAAAAGGGTTGCACATTCGGGGCTAAGAGATGCAAAGCCTCGGCAATTTTCGCGGCCGTCTCGCCTTGCGGCGGCCGCGGAAACTCGTCGTGAATACCCAGTAGTGGAGCGATCTGACAGAAGAAATCCGTGGTTCCGCTGTCCTGGCGGGCCGCTATTTGTACCAGCCTGAGCCTCCTCCACTCCGGACGATGGTGCAACTCCTCCACCAAAGTACTCTTCCCCACCCCGGCCATGCCGAATATAGCCAGCAACCTGTTTTTGTTTAGGAGGGTGGAGCAGTCCTGTAACGCCGTATCCAAACCGTAGTGGCCGCGGCTGGATGGCGTGACCTCGGGAAGGGCAATAGGGGCAAGGCTTGATGCTGCAGCAAGGGCGGGCAGGCGAGCGAAATGCGTCAGCGGCCAAACCCCGTGCTTCGTTCGCCCATGGATGTTTTCATCAACCCACCCGCCGCCCTTAATGTCGTAGCAACGCAAATGCACATCGGTCTTGCCGGGGGCAAACTGAACCAGATTGTAGCCAAACTCCTGCTGACTTTCGCCGGTGGTCGCTCCGGCGGCAATGACGACGTGCTGGGGTGTGGCTATCTCGTGCACCCATTGATCGTGTGCGTGGCCGTGGAGTAAGAAGTCGAAATCCTGCTCCAACCGTCCACGAAGTTGCTGTGCTTCGGATTGCCGGAGCCAATCCTGCGGATGGTGCATCAATGCAAGACGCAAATGGGGGGGAGTGCCGCCTGGAGCGATTTCGATGGCCGCGTTACTGGCATGCAACTGGGCGTCTCCAGCCAGCCATATCTGGCCTTTGTCGTCATTATCGACGCAGGTCCATGCGGAATTCAGGCCGGAGATAGCGATGGAAATGCCGTCAATCTCGACCTTCGCACCAAAGGTGGCGTTGTGATCGAGACGCATATGGGGATAGTGATCTGCAACGAATTGCCGGTAGATGGCAAGGCGCTCCATGGACTGCTTAATTTCAGCATCACCATCGCGAAAATCTTGGTTGATTTGAGTTGGATCGCGCTGGCTAGAGCGAAACCACTCGGTTTGTGATCGACGCACCTTGGTCCGGTCGATATCGTGATTGCCCGGCACCAGGAATAGCCGGTCACTTCCCAAATTGCAGGTTTCCAGCACCCTATCGAAGAACGCCTTAGCATCGGAATACTGATCTGCCAAAGGTTCTGCTTTAGTTTCCCCGAAGCCGATGTCTCCGGTGCACAGCACTAGATCGACTCGCAAACCGTCACTCAGCAGAACACCTAAATCCTCTATCAGTTTTTTAAGCGGCCGGCTGTTCCGCCAAGCGTGCCGGTCTAAGAAATGCAGATCAGAGATGTGAAGCCAGCCCAGTGAGGGGATCATTTTTTGAGTCTTCCTTGATATATTTCACGAAGTTAGCGCACGACGGGAGGATTTTCCCATATTTAACATGAGGCGTCCGTGCAAATGATCGCCGCCGCTCGTTTTCTCAGTAACGAACTATGATTGCTGAGATTTGTTGCTCCCAAAGCATCCCGAGGTTTTTTCTCAAAGACCTTAAGCCAATGCTGGCACACTCAACCAAAGACTAATCTTTGCCAATCACTTGCGAGCTTTTCCATCCGCCTCTGCTGATTCGATGTCAGTTTTTAACAAGTCGCGGGCGTGGACGAGATCACCTGGTAACCACTCAGATAACCACCAAAATTTGCTACCCCGCTTGACTACCATCCGTCATAGGGCTCTCCGTCACCGAGTCGCCCGCCGCCCGGCCAACCTTGACAATTGTTAACAGGGTGACAGGCTGACCAGCCACTCACCGGACTAACTTTTGCTAACAGGTGGCGAACGTGGCTACCGACTCCAGGCCGATCCGATGTCAACATTTGTCAACACCGAGCCTGGTCCCGCACTCGATCCGATGTCAGGTTTTGTCAGGTTTCAGTGAGCGCCCGATGACAGGCTTTGACAGGTGCTCGACCTGAAAAAAAGTTAAGTTTTGTTAAGTCGCTGGCGCTGACCAGCTCAATCAACAGGTACAAAATCTGGGCAAACCCTGACTACACTGCGACACGTTCGTTAAGCATATCGAGGTGTCT